GCCAACGACGAGCGTTTCGCTCTAGCCGCTTAATACCGGCTAGCTCTGCACCGGTTTGCTGACGGGCCGGGCCGCGCAAGCGGCAGCAGAGTCATTCACACCAGCTAAGGATCGTCCTCGCCGCGTGGCCGATCACGAAAATTCAGCGGATCGCCTTGCACCAGCCTGCCGGTTGGCGTGTGCCGGGTTAAATCAAACAACCAGGCTAAGCATGTAGTACTGCCTGTAGAGGGCTTACGGACGCGGGTTCGATTCCCGCCGCCTCCACCACTATTTATAAAACCAACCGTTCTCGGTTGGTTTTTTTTCGCCTGTTCCCCACAGTGTTGGCGCGGGTTCGGGCAAGGCTGCGACGGACGCCACCACCCCGGACAGCCCGGTTTCGGACGTTTTTCCACTCTCTGTTCTCGCCCATTCTCTGTTTCTGCGAAGGACGCCGCCGCGCTTCCTCCAGCAATAGTGCGGGTTTTCGGCTTCTTGTTCGTCACGGAAAGCGCCTTCACGCGGGCGACCCGCCCCCGGAACGCTGCTACGAGTTCACGATGGGCCGGACGTCCCATGTGATGGGAATCCCGGGCCGGTAGACAGCCTCGTTGCCGAGTTTGATCGAATCCTTCAGGTGCTTGGCCAGGGGCTTGTCGTACTTCTCGACCTGCTTGATGGCTCGGTCGACGGCGTTACGGAAGGCGTCGCGGACGTTTTTGCGCTTGTCACCGGTCTTGCGCTGTCGCCCGCCGAGACCCTTGCCGCTCTCGATGTACTGGAGCAAGACAGCCATCTCCTTCTCGATTTCCTCAATACGGGCGTGGTCGCCACGCTCACGTGCTTCTTCCATTTCTCCAAACAGCTCATGCGCTTGCTGCTTGCACTCGTTTAGAGCGCGTCGATCAGCGACATCGCCAGCATCCCCCAAGGGCACACCTTGGGTCACTTGGAAGCCTTCCTCGATTTCCTCCTGTGCAACACCGGAATTGGCGGGCAGATCAATCGCGTTGACTGCGCTCCCAACGGCGACTTCATAGACCGACGTTTCACGATCTGGAAACGCCAACAGGAGGTTGATGTATTCCGCGCCCTTCTCGACGTTGAGCAGATGGATGGTGTTGCGGCCCTGGAATCGCGTCTCCCAGACCGCGCCGCGCTTGCGGAAGAAGTTCTCCGGTAGCTTCTCCACCGAAACGACGGACGACATCGAGATCGTCGATCCAGACTCGTAGGCCGTCCGGAGCAGGCAGTCGCCGGGCAGAGTGCGCTCACGAATCCCCTTGCTGTGTCGACTGAGCAGCTCGTCCAGCGCTCCCATCACCTCGTTGGCGTGCCGCTTGTAGAGATCGAACACCCGCTGCGCGGCCTGCCCAGCATCACCGTTCAGGAACTTGAATACGCGTCCCACGTCGGGGTAGCTGCTGACGAACTGCGTGACATCGGTCAGATTCTTCACCTGGTTGGCGCGCTCCAGATAGGCCGCCGCCATGATCTTCTCCACGTTCTTTTTCTTGTCCTCCGCATTACGGCTCTGAGTGAATACGTCGAATTTGTACTGCTCCACCGGATCGTACTGATCGGCCTTCGCTGCGAGAACCGCGAACCGACGGTCGATGCACTGTGAGCAGCCACCGCAATGGGTGTGCTGGTTCGTCATCTCCCAAGTGTGCGTGCAAGTCATCGAATGCTTGATCAAATCGTGGCAACCCGCGTCCGTGATGACCTTGACGACGTCAGCCTTCGTCTTCCAGATATACGGGTTCTCGACCGTGAAGGGCTCGCCCGCTACCAGCGAGATGATGTCCTGAAAGCCCTTCATTACCCTGGGGTGGGTTGTGCGCGTGGCGCGGCCGCCGACCACTTGGGCGCACACCGGCAAGTTCAAGCTGATGACGCCATTTTCATAGAAGCGCACGCTGCTCAAGCCCAGCATCCTGGCAATCGTCGCGCCGATGGAGACGTACAGAAATGACCGGCTGCGCTGGGTATATTCGTGGTTCAGCTCCTTGATCTTGTGAACCCGGACGCTAATGCGAGGCGGCGCGTTGCCATCGGCCTTCTCGGCCAGCAGTTGCTCAAGAGTTTGGTAGCGCTTGTTGAGCTTGGAGGTGGCCTTGTGCGTCACCAAGAGCACGCGCCGCTTCTGGTTCACCACTTCGTCGATGGCACCGGCCAGCGAGTCCAGTCCGCCGGAGAACATCACTACCTGCTCGGGTTTGCGGTACACCTGCCGGGTGTCATCGAACCCAAGGTAGTCCTGGAACGGATGATCCTGATCGAGCTTGACGAAGTCGAACTGATATTGGTCATCGGACAGGAAGCCGAGCGTCGAGCACAGCGCCTCCCGAACCTGCGAACTGTTCCAGAAATCGGGATCGCGCACCGGCACAACGAAGTGCAGATCGCGCCGCCAGCCGTCGCCAAAGGAATCGACATCATCCGCACCGCGCCGGATGATCTGGTCGGCGCTATAGACGTAGGTGGCGACCTCCAACAGATCGTTGAACAGCGCAGGCACCGGTTGGAACATCTTCCTGTGTACGTCCTCGATGCGCAGCGTGATGTTGCCTTTCCCTTCTTTGCCCGAAAGCCGCAGCCGCAGATCGCGTGCCGGGTCTTCGCTGATGCCTTTGGCGGACGCGTTGCCGCAAAGGATGTATCGCTTATCTTGCATCGCTGCGCGCTCCCGCCTTCAATTCGTCCTTCATTTTCTTCAGCGCGTAACCTGCGAACTTGTCTGATGTCTTTCTGGAGATATCGCCGCCCTCCTGAAATCGATTCTTGGAAAACCACTCGTTCGAAAATTTCTCGACGATGACCGATGCCTCCCGGGTGTGGGTTTCCAACGCCGCATTGAACTGGGCCGACTGATTCATCGTCGCAAACCGCATCCCGTCACCAAGCTGCGTATTGACGACCTTGCTCAGGAAATACTGCAGCCCCTCGTTGGCCAGCCGTGCAAAAAAGCGCCGCGAAAACTCGCCGAATTCCTTCGGCTTTCCCAAATCCCCGAGAGCGGCCCGCATCGTGTCCGGGTCGGAAGAAAACAGTGAATGGAGTTTGGGCGACAGAACATCATTGACGGCTCCGACGATGGCCCGGTTAGCGAGGCTCCCAAGGTCAGATCGTTGGCCGTTGCTGTCAACGCGACGATCCAGCGCCTCCGTAATCGCCGTGGTCACATCGATGAGCGAAGGGTTTCCGGGAAGATGGATACCCGCCGCTGCGAGGTGCTGGTGGATGTCGGGCTTCTTGGCGGCAATCGCCATCTGCGTCATCAGCCAGACGGCCTCGGTGTAGCCAACATCCTTCATGACGAAGGAAAAGGCCTTTTCCGCCGCAGTGATGGTGGCATTGGCGATCTGAGAAACGTCGGCACCGGCAGCGATTAGCCCGACGACCTCCTTCCACGCCCTCGTTCTTGGCAGTACCCCAAGCCGAACATGCCCCATCCAGGACTCCCCTTGTTGATATCAGAGCATCGCTGTCACTCGTTGCGCTTCACGATGACGATGCTCCGTGCCTTTTTTTCTTCTTTCCTCAAATACCCCTTGCGTACCAACTGCGCGATCTGTTCGTGAGCGCTAGCGTGGCTGATTCCTAGCGCCTCGGCCAGTTCCTTGACGGTGGGCGGCAGGCCCGTGCTATCGAGGATTTGGCAGATCGCTCTCAGCGTTCTTGCCTGCGGCTCCGTAATGCCTTCGGTCTTTTGCTTGCTCATGGCATTGCTCCTCGCCAATTGCGTAAATATATGACCTGATGAACATCAGGTCAATGGAGGCGACCCCGGTCAGAAATTCGCTCTCGACCGACTACGGACGAGACGTGCGCCGCACGTCCCATGGTGCAACCGGCTCGACGTCGTGCCAAAGAACGGTGTGACTGGCCCGTGCCTCTTGTTCGGCAAAGCCCAAGGCGACCAGAAATGCCATCAAGAATTTGTTCGTAATCTCGCTCACCCCTGCTGATGCGCTCCCAAACGGGATACTCCGACCGCCTTGCGCGCATATTCTTCGTGACGGTCTGATTACTTTACTGGATGCCGAAATGACCGTCGAACAAACACTCCCTGAATTGATGTCTCCACGACAGCGGGCGCGTGAGGCCGCAGAAATCATCGCAGCCGCCATCGCCCGCCTGCATTCCACCCGGCCTCGCGACAGCGATATTCCACTTGGCTTCTCGCCACCCGAGCGCGTTCATACAAACCCCTCTACAGAAGGAGTTTGCAAATGAATATACCGATAACCGGCCCGTCCCTGGCGGCGCAAATTGCCAATCTGCCCAGGCTGGCCATGAACGATCTGTGGGCGCATTGGGACAAGTATTTTCCGCGCCGCCCACCACACAACAACCGCGCCTACGTCGAAGGCCGCGTCGCTTACAAGATTCAAGAGGAAGCGCTGAACACCAAGCTGGCCGTGCAGACGCAAATGGCCCGCATCGGCGAAGCCCAATCCAACATCAAAACGCAGCGCGGCGTCGAGGTCCAGGTCGTGCCAGGCACGGTGCTGATACGCGAGTTCGACAGCCGCGAGCACCGCGTGACGGCGCAGGCCGATGGCACCTTCGAGTACGAGGGCCGCCGTTACAAGAGCCTGTCCGCCGTAGCCCGCCACATTACCGGCACCCAATGGTCTGGGCCTCTGTTCTTCGGAATCATCAAGGGCAAATCGAAGCGAGGTGCGAAATGAACGCTGTCGTTACCAAAAAGCGCTGCGCCGTCTACACACGCGTTTCCACGGACGAGCGTCTCGACCAGTCCTTCAATTCCCTTGATGCCCAGCGCGAGGCGGGCCAAGCCTACATCGTGAGCCAGCGCGCTGAGGGCTGGATGCCGGTGGGCGACGACTACGACGACGGCGGCTACTCCGGCGGCAACATGGAGCGCCCGGCCTTGAAGCGTCTGATGGCCGACATCGCCGCCGACCAGATCGATATCGTGGTGGTCTACAAGATCGACCGCCTGACGCGCAGCCTGACCGACTTCTCCAGGCTGATCGAAGTTTTCGAGCGGCACAAGGTGTCGTTCGTTTCGGTGACGCAGCAGTTCAATACCACCACCTCGATGGGGCGGCTGATGCTCAACATCCTGCTGTCCTTCGCCCAGTTCGAGCGCGAGGTCACGGGCGAGCGCATCCGCGACAAGATCGCGGCCAGCAAGCGCAAGGGCTTGTGGATGGGCGGCTACACGCCTCTGGGCTACGAGGTCAAAGACCGCAAGCTCATCATCGAGGAAAAGGACGCCGAGATCATCAGGCGCATTTTTACGCGGTTCACCGAGGTGCGCTCGGTCACCGACATCGTCCGGGAAATCTCTCTCGAAGGCATCACCACCAAGCCCAACCGTTTGAAGAACGGCGGCGTGCGTAACGGTACGCCGATGGACAAGAAGTACATCTCCAAGCTGTTGCGCAATCCGATCTACGTCGGCGAGATCTGCCACAAGGGTGCAGTTTTCGCGGGCCAGCACGAGCCGATCATCAGCAGGCAACTGTGGGATCGGGTGCAGGCCATCCTGGCCGAGGATGCGCACGAGCGGATGGGCAAGACCCAGACCCGGCACAAAACCGATGCCCTGCTGCGCGGGTTGATGTACGGGCCTGACGGCGGCAAGTACCACATCACCTACAGCAAGAAACCTTCGGGCAAGAAATACCGCTATTACATCCCCAAGGCGGACAAGCGGTACGGTTACCGCAGCAGCGCCACCGGGATGATTCCGGCCGACCAGATAGAGGCAGTGGTGGTGAACCTGCTGGTGGGCGCGCTCCAGTCGCCGGAGAGCATCCAAGGGGTCTGGAATGCCGTCTGCGACAAATACCCGGAGATCGACGAACCGACCACCGTGCTGGCCATGCGCCGTCTCGGCGACGTCTGGCGGCAACTGTTCCCTGCCGAGCAGGTGCGCCTGGTCAATCTGCTGATTGAGCGTGTCCAGTTGCTCTCCGACGGCGTTGACATCGTCTGGCGCGAATCCGGATGGCGCGAACTGGCAGGGGAACTGAGTCCGGACACCATTGGCGGCGAGTTGCTGGAAATCGAGGTGGCGTCGTGAATCGGTCATCCAAAAAGCTGATCGGCGACGGGTTGCCCCACGAGCGCCGCCATCCACTGGACAGCGGCGGCGTGCGGATCACCACCTTTGTGCCTTTCCACTTCAAGAAGCGGGGCATCAAGAAGGTGATCGTCGCTCCGGACGGAGTCAGCCAGCCGGTTGCCGTCACCGCGTCGCCCGTGCTCACCCCCGAGCAGGATCAGCCCCTGCTCAAGGCGATGGGGCGCGGTATCTACTGGCAGCAACTACTCGATACCGAGGCGGTGGTCACAACGATGGAAATCGCTGAGCGCGAAGGCGTCCACCGCTCCACGATCAACGAACTGCTGCGGCTGGCGCTTCTCGCCCCGGACATCATCCAGGCCGCCTACGAAGGAACACTCCCACGAGCAGTGTCGCTGGAAGCCATCCTGCGGGCCAAGGTGCCCTTCGACTGGGATGAGCAACGCCGGTTGATCGCGTCACTCGGCTAGCGGAGGGCCGAGAAAAAAAGTTTTCCGCTACGCCAAAAGTAGCTGTTGCTACGCCGGATGTAGCGCCTTCCCCGATGAAGGCGTGAAACGGCATCAAAGGCCAGTACAGGACTGGCCACCGCTCACGCCCCAATCCCTGAATGGGAAAGGAGCATGGCAATGGCCTATTCAATGGCAATGTCCCCTGGCTTCGGTGGCAAACCGGGCCTCAATTCCGGCGTCGGGTTCAACTCGATGCCTACCCCTCAATCTTCGGCACTGTCCGAGCGCCGCTTCCTGAGCGAAGTCGAGCTGGCCAGCCGCTGGGGTATGTCCCCAAAGACGCTCACGCGCTGGCGCGGTCTTGGCCGGGGCCCTGTCTTCAATAAGTTCTCGAAGAAGGTGGCCTATCCCTTGGACGGCGAGAACGGCGTGCTCGATTACGAGAAACGCCACCTCTACGTCTCGACCTCCGAACGTGTACCGGGTTGAGGAGATGGCCATGAAAGACCTTACCCACTATCCAGCAGACCTCGCCAGCATGACGGTCGCCCAACTGGTGTCCTTGCCGATTCGTGACTTCATGGAGTCCGAGGGCCACGTCGACGAGGCCATCGCCTCCCTCAAACAACTGCGTACCAAGCTGGATGCCGCCAAGGCGCAGCGTTTCGGCGAGCAGGCCCGCGTCGCACTGCGGGAAGCCGGCCGCGATTTCGGTACCGCCCACATTAGCGACGGCCCGTTACACGTCAAGTTCGAGTTGCCCAAGAAGGTCAGCTGGAACCAGACGATCCTGGCGGAGATTGCCGAGCGCATCGTGGCATCGGGCGACAAGGTCGAGGACTACATCGACATCAAGTTGTCGGTGTCCGAAACCCGTTACACGAGCTGGCCCACGGCGCTGCAGCAGCAATTCGCCGCCGCACGCACCGTGGATGAAGGCAAGCCGACCATCTCTCTGACCATCGACGGGGAGGCGGCATGAAAAAGCTCCCCATCGTATCCGCCATCGAGCGGATGGCAGAACGCAAAGGCGTGAAGCTGCTGATGCTCGGTAAGTCCGGCATCGGCAAGACCACCCGGCTCAAAGACCTGGACCCGGCCACCACGTTGTTCCTCGACATCGAAGCGGGTGACCTGGCCGTGGCCGACTGGCCCGGCGACACCATCCGCCCGGCCTCGTGGCCGGAGTCGCGCGACTTCTTCGTGTTCCTCGCCGGGCCGGATCGCTCGCTGCCGCCGGAGGCCGCGTTCTCGCAGGCGCACTACGACCACGTCGTCGAGAGGTTCGGCGATCCTGCGCAGCTCGACCGCTACCAGACCTTCTTCCTCGACTCGATCACACAGCTCTCGCGCCAGTGCTTCGCGTGGTGCAAGACGCAACCGGGTGCGGTCAGCGACCGAACTGGCAAGCCCGACATGCGCGGTGCTTACGGCCTGCTCGGTCAGGAGATGGTCAGCGCCTTGACCCACCTGCAACACGCGCGCGGCAAGAACGTCGTGTTCGTCGCCATCCTCGACGAACGGCTCGACGACTACAACCGCAAGGTGTTCGTGCCGCAGATCGAGGGCAGCAAGACCAGCCTCGAACTGCCCGGCATCGTCGACGAGGTCGTGACGCTGGCCGAGATCAAGGCCGAGGACGGCAGCGCCTACCGCGCCTTCGTCACCCACACCGTCAATCCATACGGCTTCCCGGCCAAAGACCGCAGCGGTCGTCTCGATCTGCTGGAACCGCCGCATCTCGGCGCGCTGATCGCCAAGTGCGCATCGGCCACGTCCGCCACCCCCAACACCACCGAATCCAAGGAGTAATAACCATGTCGTCCAATTTTTTTGATTTTCAAGATGCTGATCCCCAACAGTCTGGCTTCGATCTGATCCCCAAAGGGGTCATCGCGCCGATGCGCATGACCTTCAAACCGGGCGGCCATGACGACGCGAGTCAGGGCTGGACGGGCGGCTACGCCACCGAGTCCTTCGATACCGGAGCGGTCTATCTCGCCGCCGAATTCGTCATCACCGGCGGCGAGTACGCCAAACGCAAGCTGTGGTCGAACATCGGGCTCTACTCCCGCAAGGGACCGACCTGGGGCCAGATGGGGCGCAGCTTCATCCGTGCTGCGCTTAACAGCGCCCGCAATGTCCATCCGCAGGACAACAGCCAGCAGGCCACCGCCGCGCGCCGCATCCAGGGCTTCCACGAACTGGATGGCATGGAGTTCCTGGCCCGCGTGGACATCGAGAAGGACAGCAATGGCCAAGACCGCAACGTGGTCAAGGTCGCGGTCGAACCCGACCACCCCGATTACGCCAAATTGATGGGGGTGCCGCCCAAGACCACCGATGGTGGCACTTCCGGCGCTCCGGCGCAGGCGGCTCCTGCTTACGCGGCACCGTCCCAGCAACGCGCACCCGTGACGGGCAAACCGTCCTGGGCACAGTGAGGAGATGGCCATGAACACATCCGTCCTCACCGCCAGCCACTACGGCGTCGTGCATTTCGGTGATCTCGACTGCGAAGCTGTTGTGCTCACCAACGGCGAACGCGGCTACGTCCAGCGCCAACTGGCTCGTGCTCTGGGTCTGCGGGAAAAAAGTCCGGGTACGCAGATTGGCGCTTTGATCCGCGAATTTGCCGCTAAGTCATTGTCAGCGTTCGAGAAAAAAGGGTACGCAAAGGTACGCCTGCCCTCGGGGCAGACCGGGACATTCTTTCCGGCGGGAATTGTGGGTGATGTGGCGCTCGGCGTCATCGATGCTGCATTGCTCGGACAGCTGCATCCCAAGCGCCAGCACCTCATCCCCAACTGCCGCAAGATTCTGTCGGCTCTGGCGGTCACTGGCGAAACTGCGCTGATCGACGAGGCGACCGGGTTCCAGTACCACCGCGCACCCGACGCGCTGCGGGAGCTGATCTCCAAGCTGCTGCGCCAGTCCTGCGCGTCATGGGAGCGGCGTTTCCACCCGGACTACTACCGGGCGCTGTACCGCCTCTTCAACTGGCGATACCAGGGGCACGAGCAAAACCCGCCACACGTCATCGGCCAGATCAC